AAGATTGCTTAGAGCTGCTAACAGGTATTAATGCTGTTGAAGGCTATACATTTGATCTCGAAAAGTCAGACTATAATATTCTTACAAGTGTTGCAAGGCAAGTGTTTAAAGGCACTGCGCTAACTGACAGACAGTTTGATATGCTTGTTAAAAAGTTTGAAACTTATACACTTCAGTTTGAAAAGAACGGAATTGATATTAACGGAATCATAGAACAGAAAGTTTTAAGAACACCGTTTAGAACAGTTGACAGGACGCAACAAGTTTACATTGAAGACAGTCTTATTGTAGTTCAATTTCCTTTTAACAAAAAACTAATATCTAAAATACAAATATTACGTAACGAAGCTACTGGACAGGTGACAAATAATAAAAACAAATGGAAGTTTGAATTATCTGAACAAAACATATTTTTAGTTGGTAATACAGTTAGTCATTTTAAGTTTAGTGAAAACTTTGTTGAGTTGTTTGAGAAAATTAGTAAATTTAAGTACGACGAAACTGTTCCTGGAATTTACAATGTTGACGGATCTCTTGTATTAAAAAATCTACATCCTGATGCAGAACAAAATGCAATCAATGCATGCGGAACACTAGACGAAAATATTTTAAAGTATGTTGATCGAGCAAAACAGTTTGGTATCGAGCATATTGATTATGAGTTAAATGAACAAACACTAGAAACTAAATTAGCTGGTAGATCTCACAACACTGTTAACGTTTCTAATGATAGTATTAGTTTAGGACAGTTAATTGATGCATTATGCGTACTTGATAGATTTCCGTTATTAGTAGTAGTTGATCAAGAAAAGTTAAATGACATATATAACTTTTACAGTGCTACTACAGGAAAAATTAAAACCAGTGAACAAACTGTAATGTTCAGACTGTCTAACGATACTACTCAAGAAACTCAATTTAATCATTGGGTTAAACAAAATAATCTTAATAATTGGCTTGACAACAATACAAAGATAGTGTATATTAGTGCTAACAAAGTCACTAAAGTAGTTGCAAATAACTTTAGTCCTAGCTGTGTTTTAAACTTTTCGCCTAAGACACTTGCATACGGAAACATAGGTTCTTGGATATCAGCAGTTAGTGATTTAAAAATAGACTATGGCTTAAAGCCGTTAGTATCTAAAGGAACAGAAATAATAGAATGAGTACTTGTAAACTAATAATTGAAGATGAAGTAAACATTAAAATTGAAGGCCTTGACGTTGATGTGCGGCGCAAAATTGCTAATGCTCTTAAGTTTGAAGTGCCTTATGCAAAACATATGCCGCAGTATAAACTAGGACGATGGGATGGTAAAGTTGCTTTCTTTGGTATTGGTGGCAGTGGTTATGTTAATCACCTTGATGTAGTACAAGATATCCTTTCTAAAAACAATGTTCAAATTGCAGCCATTGATGACAGAAGACATCCTATTGATCTTAAATTTCCAGAAGTAACAGAAAACTATTGGAAGGATCAAGGCGTTGTATGGCCTAAAGGTCATCCAGCAGAAGGCGAAGATATTATTCTTCGTGACTATCAAGTAGAAGCAATCAACAACTTTGCAAAGAACCCGCAGAGTCTACAGCAGATTGCAACAGGCGCAGGCAAAACTATTACTACTGCTACACTATCACACATGAGTGAAAAGTATGGACGTAGTTTGGTTATTGTTCCTAATAAATCGCTTGTTGAGCAAACTGAAGAAGACTATATTAACTGTGGGTTGGACGTAGGGGTGTACTTCGGCGACAGGAAACAATTAGGTAAGACTCACACTATATGCACTTGGCAGAGTTTGAATATTCTAGACAAGAAGCACAAGGACGGATCGGCAGTGTTATCACTTGCAGAGTTCTTAGAAGGTGTGAGCACTATCATTGTCGACGAAGTACACCAAGCCAAAGCAGAAGTACTTAAAAATCTGCTCACTCGCAACCTACGCAACGCTCCTATCCGTTGGGGACTAACTGGCACAGTACCTAAAGAGAAGTTTGAGTTTGAAAGTATTCACGCATCACTAGGTCCTGTGATTGGACAGATTAGTGCTAAAGAGCTACAAGACAAAGGCGTTCTAGCACAATGTCATGTAAACATTTGTCAAATGATTGACACTGTTTCGCATGCAGGTTATCAAGAAGAATTAAAGTATCTTGTCACTAACGAGGCAAGAATTCAGTATATAGGCAAATTATTAAACACAGTAAAACAATCAGGCAATACACTAATACTAGTAGATAGAATTAGTGCAGGACAAGCACTAGCAGAACTTATACCAGGCAGCACGTTTGTAAGCGGCGCTGTTAAAAACAAAGACAGAAAGGAGACATATGATACGATTCGCGAAGGAACTAACGAAGTTATTATCGCAACCTACGGAGTTGCGGCAGTGGGCCTTAATATACCTCGCATTTTTAATCTTGTACTTCTTGAGCCTGGAAAATCTTTTGTTCGTGTAATTCAAAGCATCGGACGTGGCGTCCGTAAAGCTAAAGACAAGGACTTCGTACAAATTTGGGATATCACTTCAACGTGCAAATTTGCTAAACGACACTTAACACAACGAAAAAAATTCTATAAAGAAGCCGAATATCCGTTTACTATAGAAAAAATAGACTGGAACTAATAATGCAAATATTAACACTAGAAAATAAAACGTATAACTTAAATAACTTACCTGACAAAATTGATGAGGATATTCGATTTGCAGTTCTAGACAACAACGTCCCTGCAGAGTGTGATTTTTACTGGATACCTTTAATATTTTTAGAATCATTTAATAGTCCTGCTATTGTATTGAATATCGCTGGCAAAGAAATAACAATGCCAGTTGATTGGAATATAGCAGTAGGCTGTGCAGAAAGCGGCAGCGACTTAGAAATTATTCCGCTGACTAGCATTGCAGATAGAGGGTTTGACGTATTCTTGTTTAACCCAATGACAACTTTTGTACCACAGTGGGGAGAGCTAGAAGTTGTTAATTTCTATAATGATGTTAAATGGTTCTTCCCTAAAATGAAGAATAATCAAGTTCTTGCTGTACCTCTAGAAGAAGGCGAAAATCCTTTGTGTGCTTTCTTTTGTAAAGACGTAAGTAGAGCAAGCGAAGTAATAGATTTTGGAAACTTACTATGACACTATACAGCAAAGACTACACTAATCAGCTTAAACAGTTACACGAAAAGAAAAAGACATTTGGTAGCAGAACCGGTCTAGGAGATATTCAACAATGGGTTGAAAAGTATAATCCCGAAACTTTTTTAGACTACGGATGCGGTAAAGGCGGCCTTGTAAACACTCTTAATGATATGTCTCCTAATAGTTGTGTAGGATACGACCCAGGCTATGCAGAGTATGCAGTTGAGCCAAATGGCCCTGCAGAGATGTTGATTAGTACAGACGTACTAGAACATATCGAACCTGAGTATATTGATAATGTACTACAGCATATTGATAGTTTGTTTACTCGTGTAGCGTACTTGCTTATTGCTACATGTCCTGCAAAGAAGAGTTTGCCAGACGGTCGTAACGCTCACTTGATTCAAGAAGAGCCAGACTGGTGGCGTCCTTTGTTGTTGAAAAATATTAACGCTACTATTGTTGATGAGAAATACAAATTAGGCAGCTGGACAAACAAGAAGACAGGACAAGTAAATCCTAATAATAAGTTTATAGTAGTATTGGAAAAGTAATGAAGGCAGGAAAGATTTGGGGACAAACAGAATTGATTCACGCAAACGGTGTACTAGAGTTTCACCGTATTGAATACAAAGCAGGATACAAATGCTCAGAGCATGAGCATCAATATAAATGGAACGGATTCTTTGTTGAATCGGGCAAGATGATTGTGCGTGTTTGGCAAGATGATCAAGGACTAGTAGACGAGACTATCCTTGAAGCTGGAGACTTTACACAAGTAAAGCCTGGCAAGATTCACCAGTTCGAAGGTTTAGAAGACGGTGTCGCTTTTGAACTATACTGGGCTGAATTTAATCACGATGACATTGTTCGTCGTACAAGTGGCACAGCAACAAAAGGAAAGAAGTAAGAAATGTTTAAGAACATCGATAAAATGATGATGCTAAAACTTGCATTTTTGCACGTTGTAGTTATCACGGTAAGTAACGCACTGGTCAACATTCCAGTTGAAATTGCAGGCGTTAAACTAACGTGGGCGGCATTTACGTTCCCATTAGTTATTATTGCTACTGACTTGACAGTACGTTTGTTAGGCAAGAATATTGCTAGAGCAACTATTGCAGCAGCATATCCAATTGCTATTATTACAAGTATTGCAGTAGTACTAGCAGAAGGTGCTCCAGAGAGTGTAGCACTACGTATTGGCTTTGCAAGTGCAACAGCATATGCAGTAGGTACATTTATTGACGTATATGTATTCCAGTCAATTAGAGAACGTATGAGTGTATGGTGGTTAGCACCTGCATTGTCAACTGTAGTTGCAAACGTAATTGACAGTTATACATTCTTTGCAGTTGCATTCAACAACAGTGCAGACGAGTATATGGCTGCTAACTGGATGGAAATTGCAACAAGCCAAGCAGGCTTAAAGATTGCTGTAGGACTAATTATCTTCCTACCAGCATATGGTGTTCTACTACGTTACCTCAAAGGACGTATGAATGACACAGACGCAGGATAAACTTATTCCTGGCGAAGCCCTGATATATGAGCGTAGCGACGGTGTTGTCTACGCTCATTATCGCGACAAACCTGAGATACCTCGTTGGATTATAGGCGGAGATCCAGGTGCTGTTGCTAGAGCACAAGGTGAACTATTAGACTATGGCGAGTGGAAAAACTTATGCGAAGTAGCCTCAAAAAATCCAACACTTAAACACTTAATGGATAAACTAGTTACTACGTATTATATAGTAAAGGATTCAAAATGAGAATTATTGCAGGACCGTGTCAGCACGAAACGCTAGCACAGAGTGCAGAGATTGCAAAGGAATGCAAACGTGTGTGCGACAAGTATGGCATTGAATATTACTTCAAAGCAAGTTATGACAAAGCTAATCGTACAAGCGCAAACGGCAAACGTGGTATGGGTTTGGAAGCAACGCTCACAGACTTCCTTGCACTAAAAGTACAATACAATGTACGTACACTGACTGATGTACATGACTATGTACAAGTTAATCGTATTGAACGTGAATTCAAAGATGCTGTTGATGTGTATCAGATTCCTGCGTTCCTTTGTAGACAAACAGATCTTATTCAAGCGGCCTGTGACACAGATAAAATTGTAAACATTAAAAAAGGACAGTTCCTAGCACCTTGGGATGTTGAAGGTATTATTAGTAAAACAGAAGATGCAAAAGAAGTTTGGATAACAGAAAGAGGAACTAGTTTTGGATATAACACATTGGTTAACGATTTCACTGGTATGCAGTTTTTGCTTAACATTCACGGTAGCAACTTTGTATACGATGTTACGCACTCGGTTCAAAAGCCCGGAGGATTGGGTAATAGTAGTGGCGGTAACAGGGATTATGTTCAGCCCCTTTGTCGTGCCGCTAGTGCTTTGGGTGTATCAAATTTCTTTTTAGAAGTACATGCAGACCCAGACAATGCGCCCAGTGACGGTGCTAACATGCTACGTTTGGAAGATTTTGAGGAGGTAGTGCGTGACATCATCAGCCATTCTTATTCCCGCTAGATACGGCAGCACACGCTACCCTGGAAAGCCTTTGGCTATGTTAGATGGCGTTCCTATGATTAGACGTGTGTATGACGCTTGTGCAGCGTCTAAGATACCAACATACGTACTAACCGATGACATGCGCATATACGAACTGTTTGGTCCTAACAAATGTTGGATTGATCAAACCGATTATGCTAACGGTACTGAACGATGTGCTGGTGCTATCAAGAATGACTTCTTTAAACAGTACGATCAGTTTATTAACGTACAAGGTGACATGCCAGATGTAACAGTTGAGATGATTGAAAAGTGTGTTGAAAGTTTGTCGTACAACTATTCTGTAAGCACAGTGTATACAGACATGCCATTCGAAATGGAGATTGATCCTAACACAGTTAAGATGGTGCATGCTTATCCAAATCAAGCATTATGGTTTGGCAGAGGTCTTAGAGGTTACGGCGAATGGCATTTGGGTGTGTATGGATACAAGCGTGACGCATTAGTAGCTTACTCAAATTTAAAAGTTACACAGGAAGAAGTTATTGAGCAACTAGAACAGTTGCGTTGGTTAAAAAACGGTTGGCAAATTGGTGCACAGAGTGTATACTTTAATGGAGTAGAGATTAATACACCAGAGGATGTAGAAACATGGCAGCAGAAAAAATCGCAATAAAAGAAATCCTTAGTTGGATTGATAATGGCGAAAGTGACATCTGGAATCATCTTGAGGACGATCATAAGAAGCAGATTAGCTTTTGGTTGCTAAACAGATACGTTAGTACTGTGCAAGGCAGCCGAGAAAAACAAGAGCTTGCTGTATTCAAAACTAATGAATACTATAACAAGAACTTTAATGACATCGGTGTTGGTAAAGACAGCGGGCATCAAAAACTAATGTGGCAGTTGTTGTGCATGTGCGGAAACACAGGCAAAAATGAATTCCATCCGTGGATTGGTTTTAAGAAGCGTGACGGATCTAACAACAAAGCAATTAAACTGCTTAACGAAATTTATCCACACTTGAAAGACGATGAGGTAGACACACTTGCTAGAATATCTACAAAAAAAGAACTCCGCGAATTGGCTAAAGAGTATGACATCGATGTCAAACTCTGAGAAGCCATATAAATGCGAATACTGCGGAAGTAGCTATGTAAAAGAAAGCACTCTCGTTGCGCATCTATGTGAGAAGAAACGTAGAGCATTGCAAAAAGATGAGAAGCGAGTACGTTTGGGATATTATGCATTTGGTAGATTTTATAAACTAAGTGCTGGAAATAAAAAAGAAAAAACATACGAAGAGTTTTGTTCAAGCCCGTACTACAATGCATTTGTTAAGTTTGGAAGTTTTGTTAATAATGTTAAACCGTTGTATCCAGAAAAGTATATTGACTATGTAGTTACAAGCGGAGTTAAACTCGATCACTGGTGTAAAGATGAACTATATGAAAAGTATGTTCTTGAATTTATCCTTAGGGAAGATGTGACTACAGCATTAGAACGTTCAATTAATACAATGGTAGAATGGGCTAGCGAAAATGATCCTGCGCCCTGGAATCATTATTTTAATCACATCACTTTAAACAGAGCTGTGTGGCATATCCGAGACGGAAAGATTAGTCCGTGGTTACTGCTTAATTGTAAAAGTGGTAAAGAGATGCTAGGCAAGTTTAATGACGAGCAATTAAATTTAGTGTACAATGTTATCAATCCGCAACATTGGGCAATGCGTTTTAAAAGACTGCCTAATGATGTAACTCTAGTAAAAGATGTTGCAACTAAGAGTAAACTGTAATGCCAGATATTGATATAGACTTTGCTAACAGAGATGTAATACTATCTACACTAAAACATCGTGTAGCTAAACTTGACAGCGGAAAGAAACACAACACTGGAGTATATGCTACAGAGATTCCACACAACCCTGTGGATAACTTATCTACAATCGAACACAAGACGGCAGAAGAACGCGGCTACTTTAAATTAGATTTTTTAAATGTTTCGATATATAAAGATGTAAGAGACGAAACACACTTAAAAGAACTTATGGAAAGAGAGCCCCAATGGCAACTACTAGAACACAAAGAATTTACGGATTTACTGTTCCATGTGAACGGACACCAGAACCTATTACAAATATTAAAGCCTTGCACAGTGGAACAACTAGCAGCAACTTTAGCAATTATTCGGCCAGCGAAGAGACACCTCGCGAACGAAAGTTGGGAAACAATAATGAAGGAAGTATGGACAAAGCCAACTGATGGTGAATACTTCTTTAAAAAAGCACACGCTATAAGTTACGCAGTTGCAGTTGTAGTGCATATGAATTTACTATGTGACGGATTTACTAATGCTTGAAGTTAGCGTAGAATTATCATTACATGAATGGTCTAGTAAACACAGTGACAGAGTGTTCAATGACTGGAGTGGTATTAGTATTCCTAAGCCTGCAAAGAACTGTGTCCCGGAATGGTTCAAAGAGACTATGAAGATAGCAGAAGGGCACAAGTCTATCAAAGCATGCATGCCTGTCACTGATGTACTTACGTCTGGATATATGTTGCCAGCACCAGTTGACATAAGTGTGTATCGAAGTGACGAAGATGATTTGATGTTTGACGACAATACTAACGGAGAGTTTTTTGTTACACGACATGCTCCTAGGCAATACAGCAAGTCGCCTTACTCAGACGATGTTATATTAAAGTTTGACTTTCCTTGGGCTATGGAAACTCCGGAAGGTTATAGCATGTTGTTTATGAATCCAGCACACAGTGACAATTCTAAACTAGAAGCACTAACTGCAATAACAGAAACAGATAGATACTATAATACTATTAGTTGTCCTGTGAGAGTAAAGAATTGGAAAATTGGTGAAGTACTTTACATAGCTAAAGGAACTCCAATAGTTCAAGCTATTCCGATTAAACGTGAAGAATGGAAAATGAATATTAGTTATGCAAATCATGGCAAGCTAATTAAAACAGTTGCCGAGTTCTCTGATAACAAAAGTGCATACAAAGATGTATACAGACAAAAGAAAAAGTTTACTTAACTTTTCTTGTTATCTTTTTTGATTAGTTGTACTGACTTTCGTTTAACCCTCTTAATAGTAAGATTATTTAAATTTACTGTTGGCCCTATAACTATTCTTACATCTTTACTATTCATTGTCATTAGTGCATATTTTAAATCTGTTATTTCTTTTCTTAAAAAGATATTAATCGGAATCATTCGATTGGATTCCCACCACCATACTTCGCCCAGTTCTAATAATAATTGTTTTTCTTCTTCGCTTTTTAAATGTTCATAAACTATCATGGTAGTAATGTATTGGTCCTGATTACATACAATGCCGACGTACTCAGTACTACCATAACTTACTACGCTCACAAAGGGAAAGTTTTTTTGAATATCTTTAGTTAACATGTCGTTCCATATAAATATACTTATGCAAGTATTTAATCAATATTTATTAAACAATAGAGTCGTCCTGGTAGCAAACCTGGCTGACTTGGTCACGGAGCATAGACAAATGTACAAAAGAAACATCAAGGTATATAAGGGCATTGACAATACAGTTGAGTTCTTAATAAAG